GCAGAAATCAGGGCAAGACCTGACAACATCACAGACGAATTAATCGAGAAAAGTTGCATTAAGTACGATGTCGATGAGGATCGAATCAGAAAGATTGCACTACTAAGAAAAAGAGTTTCATAGCAGTTATTTTGGGTTTTTGTTAACAGAAAGCCTTGGCCGTGTGGTCAAGGTTTTTTTTATCTTATCCCTCTACGAATCTGAGCTTGCTGCACAGTAAACAAGATGTCATCTCCATAGGATACCCCTTGGATGTTTACATCGATAGCCATAGCTCCTGCCGCCATAGATGCACCAGAATAGTCCATAGATGGCACTTGCGGAACAATTACTCCATTAGTGTTAGGAACGAACAACTCAGGTCTACGCTCACCTACAATGTACGCTCTTCCTTTAGATACAGGACCACCAAACTCTCTTCGATTTGTAAATGTAGAGCCTGTTCCTGCTGTAGCAGAACCTCCTCCTCCTGTTTTAGAAAATGCAGAGCTAATTACCGCAACTGCTCCTGCTATAAATACAGGAAGTAAAGCTAAACCAACTGGCCCTAATGCTTCAGCAAATTTAGTTCCTTGTTTAATACCACTAGATATTGATTCTGCTTTATCTGCTGCAATGTTTTTAGCAGCAGAACCAGCATTAGCATTTGCTTGTGCAGATATTGCTGCAATAATTTTAGGAGTAGCTGAAATTAAAGTGGTTAAAAATCCTCTTAATGATCTATTACTAATGTCTAATGAAGCTACAATTCCTGATGCAAGAGAAGTAAAAGCGTCTTCAACTATTTCTAAATTACTTTTAACCTTTTCTCCGTTAACTAAATCTAATTCTTGTCTTAACTCAGAAAGCTTTAACTTATATTTTTCTAATTGAGCAGGATCACTAGTTACTCTTACTAATTTTTCATAAAGAGCAATTTCTTTTTCTAGTTTTTCTATTATACCAGGATCTTGTTTGCTAGGTAATTCTAATCCTTCTAGTTTACTTACATCAATTACAATCTCAGGAGTTTCTACTCTTTTTGATGCAATAGAGCCAATTAATGCATCAATTTCAGAAAGTCTTTGTTGTGCAACATTTAACTTTTCTGTATTAATTAAATCAGCTGGTTCTTGTTTTAATGAAGCTATAGTTTCAAAAAGAGCCTTTTGTTCTTGTTCAAGTGATTTAGCAAGTGATTGAACCAAGCTTTCTGTTTTTTGTTTATTTTTCTCAGCTTCTTTCCCAAATCTTTGAACGAAAAGAATTTGGTCATCAAAAACTCGATTTAATTTTTCTCCACCTTCCTTTACTTTATCATTATTATCATCAATTAGACCTCCTGCTTTAGCAATTTCTTCAGATACCTTTTTATTAAGAAATACATTTTCTTCAGTTAATTCGTTTCTTGTTTTTTTACTTTCTTTATTTTTTTCTTCTAAATCATTAATTTCTTTTTGTTTTTCTAATATCTCATTTGAGATAGCAACATTTTGACCAGCACCAAATTGACCCCCTTGCTCTGCTCTTCTTCTGTCACCAATTAATTTATTTAGCTCAGCAGTTTCTTTTAGTATTTCTAATCCTCTTTTTTGTTCTTGAAATTCTAATGTTGCTGATTTTACAGCATTTTCAGCAGTTTGAGAAGAAAAGGCTGAGGCAAGAGCTTTTGCTGTAATTTGTTTAGTTAATTCTTCATAAGCCTTACCAACCTTACCTAAAAGAATTTCTTCATCCGTATATCCTTTAAGTAAATCAGGGAATTCTTCTTTTAATTTCTTTACAGCTAATAATCTCTTTTCATCACTCAAGGCTAAGTTTTCTGCCTGTAATCTTAATAATTCAAATTCTTGAATTTGTTTTTTTGCATTTTGAGTACCTTCTAATTGAGCTTTAGATACTCCATCAAGTGATTTTTTAAAATCTTCTAATTCTTTATTTAAATCTTGAGTTTCTTCTTTTGCATCAAAAAGTCCAAGAGTATAAGCTTGATAAGCAGCAGTTAAAGCTGAAACCGCAAGAATTGCAAGATTAGATGGGGTAATAAGAGCGGAAAAGAATTGAGAAAGTTTTTGACCAGCTGTTGCTGATTTCCCGCCTAAAGCTACAAATTGCTCACCAAAGTTTTGAATGTTGTTTGCTACACCAATTATTCCAAAAGGAGCATCTTGAATAATTCTTCCAAAGGAAATAGCTGCACTACTAGCCGCTCCTTGGGCACGCTTTAAATTATCAAATGATCTAACAGCAGGTGCTGTAACTGTTTTCCCTAAAGCATTAAGCTCAGAAAGTTTCTGATTCGTTTTTTCTAATTCAGCATTAAAGCCAGCTATCTGCTCCTTACTTGTTGCTTGAATTATAGAAACTTTTAATTTTTTTAGCTCATTATTTAATTCTTCAATTATCCCTTTCTGCCTATCAAGCTTACCATTGGCCTTATCTGTACTTGAAGACGCTGAGTCTTCAAACTCCTTTAAGGTCTTTTTTACCTTTGTCAGGGCCGACTGGATGTCCTTTATATCGGCAGTTAATTTTATCTGAAGCTCATTCATATTTCAAAAATACTAATTTTTAGCCATCTTATCTAAGAAGGCATTTCTACGAGCTTTAACTAAGGAAGAATCTAATTTCTTGCCACCCTGATCGGTAGGCAATGGGAAGTACTGCTGAATAGACTTGTTAGGACTCTTTTTTGGAATCGAAGTGTAAACCTGATATGCAACCAATCTGTACTTCTCCCACTCTCTTGACTGACTAACCTGATGACCACGCATGGTCAAGATAGTCTCGGCAAAAGTCATTTGATAAAAATTTCGAGGAAGTATGCGAAGTTCACCAAAACATTCTTGGCAAATATCAATCCATGTTAACTTTTTTTTTCAGCGACAGAATCTGTCGTTGATTCCAATTCCTTAACCGCAGGCAAGTCAACTCCCATAGAAGTCCAAAAAGTTTGCCATACAGAATAGATGTCTTCTTCACCAATCTCTGCAATCCACTCTCCAACCTGCTCTACAGTTACAGACTCCTCAAATCCTACAACATAGTCATTGCCAATAATGCCTGCGTAAATCAAAGTCTTAACAAGTAGAAAGTGATTCTTCTCATTAAGTTTCATGATTCGATTTAGCAAATCCTCGGTCTCGAAATTAGCATTCTCACCCTTGTAGATAATCTTAGCAAGTTCTATAGCTGAAAAGTTGTTAAACCGCAAGGTTCGGTTCTTGCCTCCAATGTTTAGTGTCATTATTCCTGTCATGCCACTAATTTAGTAATAAATGTAACAAGCAAAAAAAAAGCTCCTAAAAAAGGAGCCTTTTTACTAAACACAAACACGAAAAACAGAAATTAAGTTGTTACTGCGTCATCAATTGGGCCAGAACCTGTGATGGTTACAGAGTATGTCTGATATTCAGGAGCAGTTGCAGTTTCGTCAAACTGAGAGATGAACCCTTCACCATATCTGATGTAAGAAGCATCTAGCGATTCAAACTTAAACTTTCTTGTTGCTCTAGCAATGGTATATCCAAAGATGTCTTCAGCAGAAACTTCATTAACACCTGGGTTGGTATTAACATCACCCTCAAAGCTCATTGTCCAAGAAGCAGTAGAAGGAAGGTTTCTTACGAAGTCACCAGTACAATCGTTGTTGATTTCTGTAGAGCCTACGGAAATAGACAAAGATTTTGAGGAGGTACAAACCGCCAATTTCCAAGATGGTGTTGAAGTTGCAGAAATGTCAATGTAAACACCAATATCTTTACTAAATAATTCGTTAGCCATAGTCTTATTATTTTATTATTTCAAAGGTATCAGATTTTTTTTTATAATCAAAATGGTACTACTATGTGAGAATATGTCCTAACATTTCTGTAAATCCAATACTCACCTGTTCTCAACTGAACACTATCAGAACTTGCTAGGTTGGTAGTACCAATCTCCCATCCGTAAGCATTAATGTTAATGTCAGCATTACTCATAGGATTTATAATGTCTTCAATATCCTGAGCGATGTCAAATGCCTGATCCATACCCGTAGGTCTAGTAAAGCCTGTTACAATATCCAAGGTAACATCTGCATTGAACTTCTTACAGGTAGTATTCGTAATCTCAGAAGTTGTTATGCTAGAAATAATCACATAGGGATATCCTGCCATCTCAGGGATAGAAAATGCATCGTAGATAGGTACACCTATCTCTGGGTATAGTGCTTGAAAATAGCCAGCTTTTAATGCTTTTGATAAATCCATAGTCAAAGATAAGGTTTTTTAACGATTTGTAAATCCAAACCTATTGCCCTCCTGCTTGAACGACAATCTGCATCTGCAATTAATCGTGTTAGTCATAGAAGCTCCTTGGGTTGAATCACCAGGATATGCCAACTGCTGACCATTGATAATGAAGTTATTCTTTATCGGAATAAAGAATTTTGGGTCTGTAAATAGGTGAGCATCTCTAGTTCTATCATCACGGATAGCCTTCCATGCCTTCTGCCAATTTAACCCTGAGCTTTCTAGTGCAAGAAGTTGTGCTTTACTCATTGCGTTAGTAACCTCTGTTCTTGCAATCGTGTTAGATCGTAGCACTAGGTCTGTCTGTCGAATCAAGTCAGCTATCTGCTCGTTGCTTAGACCATTGCCTCTGCTTTTGCCAATTAACTCGTTTACTCGCTTAACACCTGTCGATAGTACCTCTGCAATTCTAAAGCCAATGTAGGTGCTTAGAAATCCATCCATTAGCTTTCTCCAAAACGAAGTCATCTCG